CGCACCAAAGATTGAAGTCCTAGTAAACTTCTTAAATCAATGGAGAGAGAAAGCAAATAACTTCTACCACGATGAAGCAATTAAGTTGATTCAAGACTTAAAAGTAAGAAGAGAAGAAAGCACTAAAGAATATCATCGCTATAACGAAGTGCAAAAGAACTTCTCCCCTCTACTAAGAAACATAAGAACTTATAGAGAACCATACTTACACGAAGATGAGTTGCAAAAGGCATTAGATAGAGAAGTAAAAGCAAAATATAATGACCTTGTTGTAAGAATGAAAAATGCTGTTGGAGAGATTCAAGATTGTTCAAACTTACGAATCGGTGGAAATGGTTCAATCAATGGAATCATCTCAGGAACAAATGGCAAGGCTAGAATGGAAACGATAATGGCTGGTGGCTGGAACATTCAATGCTTACATTATAGAGTCCTAGTTAATCCAATCCATTAAGATTCAAAGATGAGGCGATAACATCTCAACACCAATTAAAACCTAAAGGAGAAAACACTATGAAGAAAATTAAAGTATTACAAATTAAAAATTTTGAAACTTGTAACTATGTATTTAGGAGTTATGATGAAGCATTGAATCACGGATTCAATCCAAAGGATTATGAAGTAGTATATGAATGTGAACGTGAGGACAATTATTTACTAGATGATTGTTTCTATGAATTCAATATGAAACGTCCTGAAGACTTCACTGGTCATTCATTAAGTGTAAGTGACATTGTGTGCCTAGATGGAAAATACCATTATTGTGATGATTGTGGCTGGAAAGAAATAGACGAAAAGACATCTACCTTATTCGGCGTCGAAGAATACATCGAGAAACACTACACACCACAAGTAATGATAGTAAGGCCAGGAACCAGGAAGATAATTATTGAAACCCTTAAAAACGAAAAAGCACTTAATTATCAATATATGCACGACGTAGTTGAGGGATTGATTGAATTCGTACATATACCACTTCTAAAAGAACAAGGAATCGATATGATATGCAATGATGAGGGATTGCTTATTGGATTGAAACCATCAATCTTAATAACTGATAAAGGTAGAGTATTACAGCCAATAGTAGGAAACGTACTATTTGTTAAAAACAAAGGCGAAGACGTTACAGGATTAGATGAAGAACAAATTATTTTTTTGAAGAAGTTGTTCGAAAATTCGAACTTAGCCGTATTTGAACACGACGGCGAAGAAGAACCAATGTTGGTTAAACATATCGAATGGGAGAGCCACGAAACTCTCCCTCAAGCATAGAAAGGAGAAGCGATATGGAAAAGATAATTGAATTGTTAAATGCAAAAGGAATCAATTGCGAAGTAAATGATGAAAAACTTGTTTGTTCTATGAATGGGTTGTCAATGGCGTTTGATAAGCCTAATGAAGACGTTGACGCTTCAAGATATGCAAACGTAATAATTGAATCATTTACTATTCAAGGAAAATTAAGAGATGACGATTATGACGTCATAGAGGTGGAATAATGAACGGAAAGAATATAAGCGACCATTACTGGATTGAAACAAGAATAAATCCGTTTAGTCCTATTAAGAAGCCTTACATCGTAAGAACTCACAGCAATGAAATAATTAAAAATTTCGAAAACTGAAAGAAGCAACTGAATTCGTTAAAGGAGAAGAAAAGAAATGGAAGACAAACACGCAAGGTTCAAAAGAGTTATAACAAAACGTTTTGATACTATATACGACACTATGAGACTTATTGACAACATCATTGTTAATAAGAATCACGTATATGAATATACCGAAAACGAAATGAATAACTTACTAGATACAATCCAAAAGAAACTTGATGAATCTAGAGACTTATTAAAAAACAAAGGAGTGAGGTTCAAAATATGATTACATTACCAATAAAGAAAAAATGGTTCGATATGATTCTCTCAGGGGAAAAGAAAGAAGAATATAGAGAGATAAAACCCTACTATCAATCACGATTTTGTTATGATGGCATTGTTTTAATATCGAATCACACAATAAAGTTTGTAAACGGCTATGGCAATGATAAGCCATATTTCTTAGCACATTGTTATTGCAAGATTGGAACTGGCAAACCCGAATGGGGTGCCGAGCCAGGAACAAAGTACTATGTTCTAAAAATTAAAAAGATATTCGATAAAGGAAACATCAAATGACAAGGCCAACAAGTAGTTATAAACAAATAATTGTTACCTATAAAGGGTTCGCTATGATTCAAACGCCCTGGAGAGGAGATAGACGAAAGAATTATGGCGTAAGCATATACAACATTGAAGAAAGCCGTGAAGAACTACACGCTGGACGCGGAAGAAGAAGAAAGAATCGAAAACAATTAAAACTTGAATTAAAACAATATGTTGATTACGAAAGAGAGGTGTTATTGAATCTATGAATAAGAAAATATCAATAGTTGGATTGTCCGTATTGCTTACCAATCTAATATCGTTTGTGACAATCGCGTGTGGAATCGTATATTTTGTTTATTTTGGATTCTCAGGAATAATCCTGTTCTATATGATAGCGACTGGATTATTGTCCGTTCTTACCCTTTTCTTAAGATACGACTTTGAATTTAGCGACAAGTTTATGAATTTTATTTACAAGATTATAGGAGAAGACGATGAAGATTAAAGAAGCGATTGAAACATTAAAGAAACAAACTTGTAACGGCGTTATCGTATATGGCTCATATACGATAGATGGCAAAAAACCGCCATATGATGAAGCGGTCGATACATTGGAAAAAGAAACAAAGATTCTTATTCCAAGATACCCAAAGATATTTAGTTGCCCTGAAACTAGATATGAACCAGCGGAATTTGATTGCGATTGCCCTAGTTGCGGTTCATCATTGCTACACGATGGAGACGATGAATGGGATTTTTGTCCTTATTGCGGTCAAGCACTTAAATATGAAAGTGAGGAATACTATTAGTGAGTACTGAAACAATAATTAAGATATTAGAAGAACAAACAGCAAAAAGTAAAAACGGAATCGTTGAGATTACTGATAAGTTAGCGATGGAAATTATAAGAAAGTTGTTTAATGCTAACAGCAAGGAGTATTAGTTATGACCAATAAAAAGAATCAAGAAGCATTAGATTGGGTTAAAAATGAATTGACTAGAAATTGTTATGCTACTGAACAATACTTTGGAAAAGCACATAAATGTATTGATACATTTCAACAAGTCATAGACGAGCGAGAAGAACTTAAAAATGAATTATGCTTGCATTGTGGAAAGTATAAGAGTGAACACTTAGGTGCTTGCAAGGGGTGCAAATGGTATGAGTGATGTTATTGAACTAGAAAAAAGAATCGAATACTTAGAAAGAGAAGTCAAAAGTATAGGCCTTAGAAGAGATAGAGATATTCCAATAAAGCCTAGATTCCAAATTATGGGAGATATGTCTATTCCTGTATGGTTTTGCCCTTGCTGTGAAAAAAAACTAAGTGCTGGCAATTGTGATTCACATAAACCAAACTATTGTGAAGATTGCGGTCAAAAAATAGATTGGAGATAGTAACTCATATGGACGATATTAAAGAACTAATTGAAGCCATTAAGAATGGCAATTCATACGACTTCATAGCCAACAACTATTGGAAGATGAGCAAGGAACAATTGAAAGACGCATTATTAGAATATATTTACCTTGCGCACGACAATAAGATTGATGATTCCAGCGTTGCTGATTGCCTGGAAGAAAGGTATAATTGATATGAAGAAAAATATGGTAAAAAACAAGATTAAGGCGCTATTGTTAGCGACTAATAAAACACAAAGCGATATTGCTAAGGAATTTAAGATAACTAGACAAACATTCGGTAATAAATTGTCTAGAGAAACATTCAAAGTTAAGGACTTAATAAGAATCGCAAATGCAACAGGAACTACACTGGCGTTCATCGACAAAGATGGGATTCCAGTTGCTAAATTTGATGATGAAGACATAAAAAAAACGGGTAGTCGATAAAGACTACCCTATTTTTAATTTTAAGACCACTTTTGAGGCAATAGAAAGGGGTTGTTCGAATAAATGAACATTTACTACGGCAATAGTAAAAACCTCTAAAATGGTCTATTTTTTGTCTTGGCTATGATAACGAATGTTTTGATTATCATAACCAATTGGAAGAAAACACATAACAGGCCTACGTATCGCCTATTACGTTTCTCTTATAATGACGTCGTATAATTCGGCCATCAATCTCTTCTTGATTTTATATACATCAGTTTTATAACCCTTTACATCTTCTACGATTAAATTGCCATTTTCGTAATATGTAAAGTCAGCGACATATTTTATTTCTCTTCCATATTTTGATTTTTTTATCAATGGAAATTTTACTTGACATTTTAAGTCCTGGATTTTGTAATTATTGGCTAACAGGCACAATTCAACGTACCTATTAGCCTCTTTTTTACTTGCGAATCTTATTCCGCCAACGTATGTAGGTTTGGCGTGATATTTGCTTCTCATTTATTATGTTCTAAGTCTTCTATGCGATGATTAGCGACTTTGATTTGTTCTTCTAAAACAGGTACACGTTGAGCAAAATTATTATGCTTTCTAACTTCCTCAGTTAAATGTTCTAATTTTGTATCAGTAACTGCTTGGTGTGTCTTTAACTCTTGGCTGATTTTGTCTCTTGTATTTTTATTAGAGGCTACTATACCCATTAATGACACGCCAGCGGATATGATGGCTACTATTATTGCCTCACTCATACTTATCAGCCACCTTTTTAATTGTTCTCATATCAGCCTTAATTTGAGACAATTCATCATCAGATGACTTCTTATAGTATGTTACCCATTCACCATCTCTAATCCAGCAATTATCATCTAATTCATACCATATATACTCGCCAACAGTCTTTTTAGATTTGATATTATAAACGCCCATAGGACAATATAATCCTTTAGCAAATAGTTCACCATCAGGTTTAACTCTAACGTTTACCATTTCCATAGTAACCTCGATTTGTTCCTTAGATGTATCTCTTGCTACTCTAATGTCATTTATTGGCAAATATATAAAACCTAATAAAGCACCACAACCAACTAGCGGTGCCTTACCAACTATTAATTCTACACTTGGTCTTTTATTAAAGAAGTGCCAATCTCTAAGTGATTTATTTGCTGAATAATTAGATTCAACAAGTAGACCGTGTGTATCATCTATCTTTCTAACAACGCCAGCAACGTGTCCGCAAGTACCATCAAATACTGCAATTGCTCCAGTTCTTAGTTCAGCACCTTTTGGAAGAGTAGTTGATGAATACCACTCTTTAGCGTTTCCAAATCCTCCTGATGCCCTAATCCAATCGTTTACCCTTTTCTCAAGTTCACATACTTCGTGCATCCATAAAAAAGCGAACATTGTGCAGTTTGGTATTTGAATGGCATCAGTTGCTGAACGTGTATTGAATGTGCCATTTGGCTTATAGTATTTGTTATTATCGTAATCAAATACCGATAATCTCTCAAGATACATTAGCCTTTATCCTCATTCATTGGCACGTTATAATCTACTACTTTAACATCATCATAAGATACATATTTTAGTTCTTTCATTGACTTTATTTTGACAATAATATCTTTGCTCAAATCAATACCCCATGCGATAAAGATTCCTAATACTTCAAGAATTGTTACCACATCAGTAGATATTTCAACTTTGATTAAGTTTAAGACTGCTGCAAACATATTTAAGATAAACCCAAAGGCAAATATACAAGCCGCAGCAATAATGCCTTTAAGAATACCAAACAAAAACTTCTTCCAGTCGAAGCCTTCATTTAATCCACCAATAACTGCACCCATAATGCAATTAATAGCAAATAATGCAGCAACAACTATCATTAAGCATACAAGTATTGCTAAATTTTCTTGCATGGCTTCATTAATTATTCTTATTACTAATTCCATATTTATCTCCTTTTCTAATAAAAAAGACTACTTATGTAGTCCTACTATTCTTCATCAAGCAATCTATCTAACTCTTCTCTTGCTTGTTTTCTTTCTTCGTAAATATCTTGATATTCAATGCGATATGCTTTCTTCATCTCTTCGATTTCTTCAGGAGTCTTTCCCTCTTCAATCATTTGAATTTCCTTATCGTTTAATTTTGAATTGACCCAGTCAGTATTACTTAATAGACTTCGTAATTGGTCAATTCTTGAGTACTTATCGTACACTTCTTCATTTGTTGTCTTTCCCATTTGTCCCTCTCCTTTACTATTTCCGTTAGTTCATCTAATTTCATAGACTTCCTAAAATGGTATGAACAACTATGTTTAATCCAGCCACTAGCACTTGCTAATTTGCTTCTAGTAGTAACTAAATCATAATTGCCACTAAGTATCTTTACTTCTAGTTTTCTCATTTTTCTCTTCATCTTTTTTGATGTTGATTTTCTAACTAGAATATACTTACCAAAATTTCTATAACCACAAAAATCAACGCCTTGTTTGACGTTGAATACTTCAGCCTTTGACTATGTCAATTCCAATTCATCATAGATGAATTTGCGAATTTCTTCTTTACAATAGTGTAAATATTTCTTATCGTTGCTAAATAACATAAAGTCATCGCAATATCTTTGATAACTTCCACACTTTAATTTATGCAATACAAAATTGTCTAAGGCTGTTAAATAAAAATTGCCACACCATTGAGATAGAAAATTTCCAATAGGGCAATTATAACCGCCAGGGAACGAAAATATAACATCATCTAGTACTTCCATAAACTTATCGTCTTTAATGATTCTATGGAACATATTAGACAATTTATTTTGATTGATTGACGGGTAAAACTTTCGTATATCGCACTTAAGGCAATATTTATACTTTCTTACATACTCATTACACTTTTGAGTTGCTTTTATTTGCCCCTTTCCCTCTATGCAAGCGTATGAATTATCCATAAACTTACTTGTTAGAATCGGTTTAAGAATATTCATTATTGCGTGTTGCACAATTCTATCAGGACTAAAAGGAAGTATGTATATTATTCTTTCCTTAGGTTCATATATAGTTTTGTTTTTGTATGGAGAAGTATGGAATTGGCCATTTGCGACCAATTCCCTAACTTTCTCTAGATTTTCTTCTTTGTTTTGATTGAACGCGATAACTTGACGCTGTCTTCCTTTTTTCCTAACCGCTTTGTTGTAAGCCAGTTCAAAGTTATCTTTTGATATAAATGAATCCCATAGATTTTTATAAGTTTTCAATTCTAGAAGCGGAATGTTCGCTTATGTTACTAATACCGCTTCATCTCCATTTCATATTTTGGTCATAGACCAAAGATATACACCCAGCCGAGAGTAAGCCGAACCATTTGATTCAGTTAGGAGTTTAACTATAACTACACTTTCGTATCGAACCGCGCGCACCATTATTCGAATTCACATTCGAACGTGAATTGTTCGAATTACGAGAACGCGAACCGCAAGACGAACTATTGTTCCAATTACCGCCCGCTTTAAGCACGTAAAGGCATATACCTTATTAAAACTCACTATGTAAGTGAGTAATAATCTCCAACCTTTTTAACAATGGTCCTAAATAATAACTTATCTTTTTGTGAAGATTGCATTTCTTCAAGTTGAGATTTTATTACCGAAGAACCACTAAAGAAAATATGCTTTTCTTTTGATTCATCATCTTCAAAATAAAATTGAACCTTTAAGCAATAATCTCCGCCCTTGTCTTTATATTTACTTGAACCAACGTTAAAACCAGTTACAATAATCTTTTTGTTTAGTACATCATCGACTTTTATTTTGTCACCATCTAATACTTGCCTAGTTGATAATGAACTAAACTCAGGTATGCCATTTATATCATTCATATTGTCAAACATAATTTAACACCTTTTTTCAATTTACGCGCCACGGGCAACTCGGCTCGAACCGCGCGCACCATTCCTCGAACCCACATCCGAACGCGAATCGCTCGAATCACGAGAACGCGAACCGCTAGACGAACCACTGCTCCAATGACCGCCCGCTCTAAGCACGTATGGTACAGTACCATAATGTTGACCAAAGTCGGCATTTCCGTCGTATGTGTTCCAACCCGAACCACCATTAACCCCTAATTCATCTAGCCATTGCAATAAGTAACCACAGCACTCTTCACAGCCAATAGCACTAATCATTCTTCTACTAGCGGTATCACTATGACCACCTACTTGAGTCTTATCACTAGAACCAACGATATTTGTTTTTTCGTTAGAACCTAATGCAATACTAGAGAATTCAAAATCTTTTAGAAATCTCTTACCTACCATTCTCATATCTTCCTGATGGTTGATAGGTTGTCTATTTACCATATGTGTAGCATTGTAAACACTTCTAGTATCGTGTCCACAGCCACTTTGTAAGTAAATATCAACAGCGATGTCAGTATCTTTATCGTAAACAACGCCATCTTCATATAAACATTCAGGGTGGAACGATAAACAAAATACTGATTCAGGAAGTATATCTCCAGCAACAAATCCGCTTAAAGGGTGTTGACAAGTTACTAAGTCATAGTAACTTTTTACAGCAACGGCTGTAATGTTTTTGTTGTAGAAGTTATAAAAGTCTTCATCTTCATTTTCTTTATATGATTTTACTAAGTATTTGTCTCCAGCACTTAAACCGCTAGATGGTTTTGCTGGCGCTACCATTGTAACGTTACTACCAACATTCGCACACAAAGTATGGAATCTTCCAATTTTGATTTTACTTGTTAGTTCTTCAGTGCTAGCGCTTATTTCTCCATTTTCATCAATGTAAACTTTGTATTCAGCGCCATTTGTTGTGATGTAAGTAGATAAGTCAATTGAAGTATCTTCCGTGAATGGGAAGTATTCATCATCTCCAATTTTAATTTTTGTACCCTTTTTAATAATCAATCCTTTACGATTGTTAGGGTTGAATCTTAACCATCTATCATAAGTAGATATACACGCTCTTCCGTCATTTGCGTCTTCTATACCATTTGCGACTCTTTCTTCAAAGTCGTTCATATTTTCGGCACTAAAAGCGTCTCCCTCTTCAGCGATTGCGCCCTCGGCCCTTGTTACATCATAAGTGTTGTTTTCTCCAGCAACTGGAGTTAGTGTTCTTCGTGTAGGATATTCACTGGAACGATTCTTCCACGTCTTTTTTACATAACCCATATTTTTCTCCTTTTCTAAATAATGTCGTAATTATTTGCGTAACCCTCGCCACATCTTAATATTGCGTAATTCCACTCAATATAGTTTTTGTATGTATCAAATAGGATTTTTTCTATTGTGTTTACTTTTTCAAAAACGTTTATAGGCTGTGACGGATTGTCTTCGGTAACTGACCACCATTTATTTTTGATGTTAGTTAAGTCATCAAGGATTCTATCGAATTGCTCTTTTGTTGGAAGCGTATCGTGAGTCCATAAAATAGTTGTTACATTAGCACCAACAAGGCCACCCAAATATTGAATGTTGTTCTCGATTCTATTCAAGTCTTCAATATTTAGGTAACCTTTAGAAGTTTTGTTATCAATATCGCTTTGTGTTCTATCAAAAATCGGTTGAATCCACGCCATTATATCAATACCTCACTTCCCGCATATAATGAATAAACATTATCTCCAATTAGTTGCATAAATTCTTTTTCATTTACGCTTAACGCGAATCCTACCCCTTTAACGCTTGCTAAGAAACCACCAGTAAGGTCAATATCTAGTGATTCAATAACAACGGAAGCAAGGTTATTAGATTGAATCGTTGAGAAATTACCAACCTTTTCATTCTCTAAAATAATTTTTAGTTCGTGACTCAATCTATATTGGTAGTATTCGTATAAGAAATTAACAACTTCCATCGCATTATCTTTAGAGATTAAAGTTGCGTCTTTAACCTCTTTTCTATTGATAATTGCATTGGCTGGCAAGTCTTGCATATCTCTTTGATATGTTGAGGTATAATCCTCTAACTTTTTGCCCTCTAATATTACTTCTCCGCTTGATTCAACTTGAATCTTCGCCCAAAAATAACTACTCTCAATAATCGTGCAATTGCTACCACTTATATTTTCATATGGTTCTTTGAAAGTAATATCATATACGCCACTACTCAAATTCGCTTTATATATTTGAGATAGTGAGTTTTCTTTAACATAAGAGTGTGATGAAACAATAACTCCTGTCACTAAGTCTCCTTGAGTTATTGAATATTTTGGATTTTGGAATACTCTATTTTTCAATATAAGCGTATCAGTTGTATGCGAAACCTTATAGAAGTTTATTCCTTTTGTTCTAGATGTATCAGCAACTCCACAACAAGCAAACATTACTTGTTGTATTGCTTCCCTATGCGAACAAGGTTTAATTACACCTGTCAATAACTTTTCAGCAAGCACTGGTTGTATATAGTACTCATCTAATCCAAAATCTTGAAGTATTTCATCAAGTATATCTTCAACGCTATCGTTGTTATATACATTACCTTTGAATGTTGTTGTACTCATAAGGCCTATAATATCTTGGCACTTAAATATACTAATAACATCATTCTCAGTTTGCCATTCCTTAAGGTAGTGTGTAGCCATTTGATATTCTTCATCATCTACCTTTTCGAATATTTGAATCTTTTGTCTTTGTTGTAAGTACTTGTATAAAGAATCAGGATTCAAAATATTGAATCTTTCATCTTTATCAATTACCTTTAACTCACTTGTATTGATTGGAAGTTCGTTAGATGTTGAATCTAACTCTTCTAATAACTTGGCTGTTGCTAAGTTTCTATCACTTTCACTCGAATAATATAAAGACTCTCCATATTCTATTTCTTTAATTCTTGCATATGAGTAAGGATTAGTTTTTATTATTTCTAATTCTACTTTTCTAAAATTTTCACTTGGTATCTCTATAAACTCTATATAACTACTTGGAGTTATTGTCTTTGTACCTAATACATATCCATTGCCGTCAAATAAAGTTGCTTTTATTCTTAAAGGCAATGCGTAATTATCATCAAGGAACAACGTCACTCCTGTTGACGTATGATTGTCGTTGAATTCTCTAGTTATCTTTGGAGTTACATTAAAATTTCCGCTTTCGTCACTTACTAGTCCACTCCAATAACCAAAATCAAGGCTAGTTGTATCGTTGTCTATAAGTTTATAAGAACCATCTAATAAGAACACGTCCTTTTCACTTGTTGCATACTTGATTGTGCCGTATTCTTCTAAGTCTAAGTTATCTATATCGCAATAACTTAGAATTGTATTTGTTTCATATTCGCCATCTAACTTAGCGCTAGTGTCGAACAAGTTTATTATTGCTCTAGTCGATGTCTTTCTACTCATAATTAAGACCTCGTTGGTTTTCTACAAATACATTGGAATTTTAATCCCTTAAATGTTGTTACACCATTCATTGATTTTCTAATTGCTAGAGAATCAACACTAAAATATACTTCCATATCAACAAACGTACCGAATTGATTCGGTAATTTTACTATATGGTATTCAATTGGTTCAGTAAGTTTATTTAAGAGGTTTTTGTAAACGTCTTGACTAACTATTGAACCTATTTCGAATGTGTAATTGAAATAAACACCTAATATCTCGCCATTGTGGATTCCATCTTCGGTACGCTCAGCATACTTCCAAAGTGTAGATGGTTTAGGTTCACAGGAGATAATAGGTACCCTGTATAATGAACCATCAATATAAATGCCATCAGCAAAACTTGCCATAATTATCTCCTTTCTAACCTAATACCAATTTATTGCCAACACGTTTGTCTTCTTTGTCTAATTCGAACTTTAAGAATCTAATTAGTTGACCAATATCGCCACTTGCGTTGATTGTAATATTCCTTGAGCCACTTTCTTCAGCAACAATTTGTCTTATTAAATCTTCAGGTGCTTCAATATTACGGCCTTGTTTTTGGTCTCCTAACATCGCCATAAATGGTTGGTTAGGTTGTATAACAGCACCTTGCGCTAATTTAGGTATGTTGAACTTCCAACTACTTAAATCAACTCCATTGACGTGACCAACGTTGAATCCAAATGTTTTTCCACCAACAAACGGAACCCAATCAGGTATTTCCCACGACAATGTGTTTATTGCGTCAATGATTTTGTTAACGCCAGCGATAACGCCATTAAGAACGGATTGAACAATATCAATAATTCCATTCCATATATTCTTAAATACGTTAACGATTCCACTCCACGCCCTTTCCCAATCTCCTGAGAATACTCCAGCGATGAAATCAATCAAACCACTTAATAATCCCTCAACATCATCAATAATATCTCCAATGTTGTTTAAGAATTGTTCTATTATTCCCCACGCTATTTCGATAGCACCATTAAGCACTACTTCCAATATGTCTATGATAATATCAACAATTGGTTTTATGTAGGTATTATAGAAGTTAACAATCATCTCACATATTTCTAAGATTCTTGTTGTAATATATTCTCCATTTTCATCAATCCATTGAGCCAATAACGCTTGCTTTTCGTTTATCTTTTCAAATACTCCATTGATTACTTCTCCAACTCTTTCAGCGAATGGAAGTGCTATATTCTCCCATAAGTACTTAAGAGGTGGTAATAATATATCAAGGATTCCTGTAAGAATCTTTAAGGCGTTAGCGATTGAATTTATTATGTATGGTAATGTACTTTCGATAAAGAATTTTGCAATTGGAAGCACCGCTTTTTCATAAATATAAACTAAATAATCGCCAATAACTTCTATTGCTGGTGCAATAGATGAAATTAAACTACCAGCGGATTCAATTAACTTTGTAAAGTCTAAAGTCTTTACCCAATCCTTTGTGACTTTTACTATCTTGTCCCATACTCCTTTGATTGCTTGAGTTATCTTTAATAAGTCCTCATTCAATTTAACGTCTTTCAAGTATGATTCATTCGAATTGTTTCCGTCATTTTTATTTAATACTTCACTCTTATCGAACGAAGCAAGGTTACCAGTTTTACCAGCACCATTCTTTTTTGCAATACTATTTTGTGCTTTTGCTAGCATATTTACTCCAGTTAAAACCTGGATTACTTTCATTGCATAATTAAGAATGTTTGCCAATCCTTGAATAACGAAGTTGATAATTGGCGCAAACAATGCGCCTAAACTACCCCAAAATCCTTGAATTGTATTTGCTAGTTGTTTGTTATCGCTAGTAACTTCTCCAATTATCTTTCTTATAGCGGAGTATGCTGTTTGAGCGCCCAATATACCTAAAGATATTTTCTTAACGTTCCTTAGATTCTTTAATAGGCTACTATTGTGTTTCTTTATTTCCGCTTCGTGCTGTTTTTCTAATGCAAGTTGTTGCTTTTGTTCTTCAAGTTGTTGAATTTGCAATTGTAACTTCTCGTTTTCTTCTTGCAATTCTTGCTCTTTAGTTGCCAATTCTTCTTGAGCGCCAGCCTTATACTCTTCAAGTTGTATATTTTTTTGTTCTAAGTCCGCATTTAGTTGCGCTTGAATGTCCGCTTCTTGCTGTGCCTTTTGTGTAGTTTCATCAAGTTGCTGGTTGATTCTATCAAGTGCTTGCTGTCTTATTTGCGTTTGGCGAATTGCTTCATTGTATTCCTTAGGAGTACCATTCGCTCTTGCTTCCATTTGGCGCTTACTTGCTTCATTAAGTTCTTCTTCAGCACGTTTTTGCTCTTCAGTAAGTCTAACAATCTCGTCATTGTATTCCTGTGACTTTTGTTTTGATTTATCTAAAGCGCTAGTTATCTTATCAATTTCTTTTTGAAAGGAGTTAACTTCACGACTATAAGTACGTTTTAAGTCATTTATACTCTTCTCAATCTCTTTTATTGAAGTCTTGACGCCCTGGGTATCAAGTTTTGTTGGAATTCTTATAGAATTAGCCATTGTCTTCTCCTTTCGTTTTGTTCTATATTTCGAACGTTTAAGTTAAGATGAAAATTGCTCATCTTTATTATGAACCCGTCTCTATGGCCTCGTTTTGAGTCTTAGAATCGATTTTAGAAGTACTTTCATTTAGTAATTTATCAAATTTATCTAAAGCGTCATTTTCTTCTTGACTTAACTTATGTTTTCTATGTGGAAGTGCTAGTTGTTCTTTTGCTCTTTGGAGTTTTTGTCTAGCCTTGCCCTTATAATCCTTTAAGTCCATCGTTCTAATCTCTCGAACACGATTCAAAATGCAATCGTTAGTTAATCCACCTACTAACGTAATGAATTGCCACCAATGAATATGTCCTATTTTTGATAAGTCCATATTGTAGTCGCTCATAAATGAAGCGACTATATATTTCTCATCGTGTAGCAAGTCCATATCTCTTTTTGATTCTATTTCCTCTTCGTCTTGTTCTTCTCCACAACTTAAATATCTTTTAAGCAATGGAAGAATTTTGTCTAATTTATCGAATGGAATGTCTCCTAAAAGCAAATACGTTATTGCTAAGGTTCTTTCATATTCATCTACTTCTTCATCATCAATTACTTCAAAGCACCTTAAAGCAACTCTAAAGTCAGTATTTAGTTTGTATCTAATACCATCTACTTCAATTGCTTCAGGGTATTTATTTAATAACATTGTCGCTAGTTCCGTATTTCTTACTAATACGTTCTTTTATTGCTTCAGCGTTTAATTGCATTTTTTCAAAGTGAGATATGAATTGCTCAAATAGGTCACTATACATATCTAGATAGTTAGAATCTCCAAATAGATGTTGCATTGCACCTTTAAGTCCAAAGAATTCGTCCATAATAACACGATTCTTAGCAAACATATCTTGATAGACTTTAAGCATTTCGCTTGTCTTTTGAGATTCCAACTTTTTGTTCATATTTTGATTTACATATTTATTTTCAATAACTTTAATTTGTGATAACGCCCTGTTCTTGTTAGATTCAACTTCTCTAAACGCCTTATCACATCTCACTGGTAGTGATATATCGGCTAAGTCGAACACAATCTCGGTTCCATCATCATCAATGTTTATCTTATATAAGTCTTCTTCCGCTCTTTTAATTCTAATTTTGTTTTCTTCCATTTTTCTTCTCCTGTTAAAATAAGAGACTCCGTGAAGAGTCTCTTATTAGTTTATTAAGACGCTGGAGTGAATGTTGGTACACCATTAGTGATAGTGCAAGTACCGAACACAGGGTCTCCATTGTAGTGAAGTGTAGCACCAACGCTAAGGTTAGTTTCTCCACCCCACGAAGTGATTTCAATTACAACGGATTGTAATTGTGCTGGGTAAGTAGTTGTTGTTTGCTCAGTTGTTGGATTATAAATATCAACGTTCAATAAGTTGTATTCACAATCTTCGCCTGTTGCTCTAGTTCTATGAATAGTATCTAGAATTTCGAATACAGGGTCTCCCTTGAAAGCAACACCATCTAATCCAGCACTCATTGCGTATCTATCAACGCTAGCACTAGCGTTTTTATCGCCAATGTATTGTTCTTCAGTAACTTCAGCGTTAGCGTCTTCAGTTAATTCAGTGAATCCCTTGTTGATTCTAACGTAGTTAGGAGTTGTTGAAGTACCATTGTCTAGGAAATGCGCCCATTCCCAACGTTTTGCTTTAGGCATAGATTTATTCTCCTTTTCTAATCAATTTCATAAAGTAATCGACATTGAATGTTATATCTACCATATTTCATATCTTCAGTTACACCAAATAGGTAGCCGTTCGATGTAACTTCTATTTTGTCAGCATATTTGCCATCATCAAGTGTAGGCATATTGCCAACTCGGTTTTGTTCTTCCAACCACTCTTCTAATTTCTCGAAAAACTCGCTGTTCTCAATATTCATTCTAGCCTCATCGCTATAATTGAATTTAACGGCAAATGAAAAGGCAAATTGTCTCTCTCCGCCACCGCCTATATAATTGCTAACTACTGGATTCGTTGCAATCGGTTCGATAGAAAACGAATTGCCTTTGTCTTGTAAGAAGTCCACTTTAATCGCTGTTGTTAACTCAGCAACATCAGGACAAGTCAAAAAGTAATTTATTAGTGATTCAATTATTGTCATATCTTTTTGTTCATTAAGATAAATTGTTCTACTTCATCAACGATTGTTTCGCCCTCATTTTGCCACATACGTTCAACCCATCTAGCGCCTCTTTCAGGTGCGCCATTGAATTTTAAGTCTCTATCGGTTGGAATCTTTTGAACACCTGGTCGTGACCAAAAGCGTCCTGTTCGTGGGTCGTGAAATGCGCCCTTGCCAGTTATTGGGTCAACATATAACTTACCAAACCACAAATACCTTGCGTATGGCGTTGTATATGTAATAGCGTCTCCGCTAGCAACAACTTGAGCGCTGTTCTTTAGAACACCACTTGCAAATGGAACGTACTTGTCAGCGTGACGCATAACGCTATCACTAAAGAAACGCTGTGCTTTTCCGCTTTCTTGTAAGTTCAATCCGTTTAGTAACTCTTCAGTATTAGGCAAATCAATGACTATATCGAAAATATCTATTGACATTGTAAAACCACGTTATCAATGTTTGAACCAACGTCATAAACACTTTTAGAGACTATTGTCGAATAAGCGTAATTCTCCAATCCACTAATAGATGTGATTGTTAGATTATATTCGCCTTTCAATACTAAGTCCCCTAAGGTAAATGATGATTCTTTAGAAATAGGTGCGTAGATTGAGACTCCAGCGCCTTTTTCCATTTCCTTACCATTCAACCTTTTTGTTCTTGATTCGTCCCAGTAAACTCCGCTAATAATTTGTGATGGTTGATAAGTACCATCACTATTTTTCTTTATCAGCGTTATCTTGTGAGGGAACATTGACATTCTTAGTCTTTTTTTCCTCTTTCTTTTTTTCATCAACTACTTCATAACCTAAAGAGATATATCTAGGTTTTAATGATTCGTTGATTATTACTACTTTTCCGTTTTTCTTAACTTTCATTGAGACCATACACCTTTCTACTTCGAATTATGCATAACTTCCATAAATACGAACGCATAATGCTGTATCTATCACTTTCATACTGACGTGTAGTTTTCTCGTCGTATGATACACTATGACCACCAACGGATTCACTACGCTTAAAAGCACCATTGCCATCTTTACCTAGTTGTTCCTGATTGAAAGTCTCAACTAAAGCACATAGGCAATTCTTTACTTTTGCAACGTCCGTTTCTTCAGTGACTAACAAGTATTTTGAGTCAGTATTGAAGTCTAGATAATTCTCCGCTTTTGTTTCGAGAAATAAAAAAGAGGTAGCGCTAATAGTTGGCGTCAATCCTTGTAAGTAATTATTTTGATAATAATTGTAATCAACGTATGCACTCATACTACTACCTCTCTTTTCTTATTGATTATCTAGATGGAGTAACAACACCAATTTTAATGTTTCTAACAGCACCAGCCATTAGAGAATTCTTTAAAACGATACCAGCAAGTAATTCTACTTCGCCTTTCTTTACAGCGCCTGGTTCATCTAATTTAGGCATATAAGATGATACAACCTTATTTCCTACTGGAGAGATTCCGTGAAGTCCGTTTAGACCGAACTTAGCGCCATAGATAGATGTGATACCATTTTCGTCAGTTTCAACAACGTCGATTGAGTTAGTACCATTGAAGTACTTCTTCATATCAATCATTGGGATTCCATCGAATACGTCCATCATTCTACCGAAAGCGTCTTCTTCTCTAGAATAGTAACCCATATTGTAACCGATTGTTTGTAAAATGGCTTTCATACGGCCATTCATAAACAATGCGTCAGGTTTGTCTTCCATTTCAGCAACCATATCGTGTAATGCTTGAACAAGTGTAGGACCATTTGCCTTAATCTTTTCTGCGTCACTTAGGTCAATTGCTGTTGCTGGAACGATTTCAGTTGATGAATCAGTGATAAGTTTATCTAATCCATCGAATTGTTCAAGGTTGCGGTTATTGTCATCTACGGCTGTTGAATCGCCGTTAATGAATAAATTTTGGAAGTAGTTAATTGTTGCTTTAACTTTTTCCTTTGTTTGGAACGCTAATTCGCTCTTAGCGCTAGTCTTTTCTAAGACTCTATCAACTTCGAAAGCGCCACCCATAATCTTAACTCTAGATGTTGCTTCTTCTTTGATTGCTTCGCCAGCAACGTATTCGCTATTGATAGCACGTCCGCTAGCAAGTGATGGTGTTTTTAATTTTAGGTAACCATAAACCATTGTTGAACCGCCTGTACCTGGAGATACAGCGTTATCGAATGTTAACATATCTAGAATGAAAGAACCTCTTCTAAATTCATCGACAACGGCTTGGTCAACTTTGTCGGCCATACCAACTTTTGCTTGTTCTAATGTAATAGGCATAATTTAATTCTCCTTTTCTTTAATTTAATTGCCATACTTTTCGTCGATTGCGTCGTCTAAACTAACTTCGCCACCAGTGCCACCATTGCCTTTGATTCCGCCGTGGTCTCCGCCTGTTGCTTTGCCACTACCGAATAGGTATGAGTGATTCTCTTTGATGTCCTTGTCTTGTTCTTCGAACCCAGTCAACTCATCTTTCTCTTCATCGTATTCGATTTTAGAGATGTCTAAGTGTGCTTTATAAGACACTTCATCAACAGCGCCAGTCTTTAAGATGGCTTTCTTGATTGCGTAATCCTTTTTAAGCGCCTTTAGATTGTCAGCGCCATTCTTTTCTAAGTCTTGATTCTTAGTTGTTAAGTCGCCAACTTGTTTTTCAAGGTCTTTTACTTTCTTTTCGAAGTCCTTGTTTGTTGTTTGAAGTGTAGCAAGTTCAGCATTGCCTTTCTTTGCTTCTTCAAGTTCAGTCTTTTGCTTTTCGATTTGTTCTTTAAGTTCAGTTGTGCTTGCGCCGTGTTCGGCCATAATAGCGTCAATTGAATCCTTGTCTAAGTCCAAACCTTTAAGAAATTCTCTAGTTAATCCCATAATTTTCTCCTTTACGTTTTTTTACGTGGTCACGACCACTCAAGTCGTTAGTAACTATCTTCCTTTTAACGTGTTAAGAATCACGAATATAATCAAGAGGCTTATATATTGCCTCTAATTACCTAATAAGAAATAATCTTTCTAACTTTTTCAAATACTTTATTCGCTTTAGTGTAATCAGCCTTATAGATTGATAACATCTTTTCGTTTTCGTATTTGTTTTGAGTCTCTCCAACAATGTGAATCAGTTTAGTTCTTGTAAAACTTGCTGGGTCACTCTTAGCGTCTCTTACTTTTCTAAGTATTTCGCTTAAATAATCCTTGATAAGATTGTCATAACGTTTACCTAAGGCGATAACATCATCGTCATATATTTCGTTTAACTTATCTTCAACCTTTGGAATACTTAATACTTCAGCGTAATACTTATCACTTGCCTCATCGGCTTCCTTTTTCATTTTGGCCATTTCGTCGTGGTCGATGTTTTTGTTTCTCTTTTCAACTAATTTAAGATATTCGTCAACATCTTCCTTTTTATTGCTTTTTGCTAACTCGTTGAATCTTTCTTCATCTTTCTTAGCCCAACCAGCCTTATAGCCTCTTACTTCAGGATTCTTTTTTCAAACTTGCCACTTTTCTTCATTGCTGTTTCTAAGTCTTCGCCATCAGCAATAAAGATTCTACGACCGCCTATGGTTCTCCATACGCCTTTGTCATCGTTTTTATGTTCGTAACCCATACTATAAGTTCTCCTTTACCACTTCTCTAGATTCATCACGTTTTAGGTTATTTCTAGCGCAATATACATCAATTGTCTTATACATTGACTTGATGTCTTGTTCTAATTCTTTAACCCTTGCGACTTCTCCTATTTGTTTCATAACGACGTATTCACGTCTTAACATACGCATTTTACGTTCTAGTTTTCTTAGTCCTTGCTCAGCGTCGTATTGCTGTTTTACTTTCTTGTAATCCAACAATGGTTGAGGCTTACTAATTCCTGGAATGAATGGGAAAGTTCTATGACGACAATTGACGCCACCTAATCCCCTTATATCTCCATACCCTGTAACCTCTCTTAAGTTAGGGTATTCTTTAGTTTTGCCATCTACCTTGTAAACCTTGCCTTGCCACCAAGCGTGATTCGTGTAGTTCTCTCCGCCATCTCCAGTTCTTGCGCCTAGATGTTGTGAGACTTCAACGAATTCGTAACCGAAGTCTTTTGCGTATTCAATAGATGATTTATTAGCCAGCGAATTGCACGCTGTAACAATATCTCTTCTTACAACGCCCTCAAGGGAATAATTGACAATCTTTTCATTGCCATCTTTATCTAGACGTTTATATGTTGCGCCTGTAATACCTCTTTGAGCGTATTTCTTTAACGACCTAACGATTGATTCATTGTATGGTCTTAATCCGCTAGATGTTTCAACATAAGCGGTATTGATTACGTCCATATAATCTTGTCTTATGGATTCTAAACATTTTGTTTGAATCAGTTTAACAGCGTTCTTTGTATCAATTGTTGTTAGTCGTACAATATCGCGAAGTTGTTTTGAATTCATAGCCATATCGAAGTTAACTCTTAGTAAGTCATCTTCAAACGCTTGATTCATTTCTTCCTCGCTAAAATTTGCCATCGAACTTTTCTTCAACATCTCGTTGATTTCTTTTTCGGTGCGTCTCGAATAGTTGGCTATAACCTTTACACAATCGGCATTTAATACGCCCATCTTCTCTAACATCTTTAATTGCCATTCTAGTGAACCGCCTATTGTTTCGTATGTATCGAATCTCCTTGCGACCTCTAGTATTAAGTCAATTTCCATTTCATTGAATATTTTTATTATTGGTTCAACCAACTTTTCTAATTCTTTATCAGTTAACATTTAATCATTCTTCTTCGCCATCTTTTTTATTGGCCTTTTTAATTGTTTTTTTTATGGTCTTCTTAACCACGTTACCTTTTTCATCTACTTCAATGTCATCGTCATCATTTCCACCATCTTCAGGTGTAGGTTCTAACTCAGCCATTCTTTTTCTTTCTTCTAAGATTCTCTTATCGATTTCTTGTAAGAATTTACTAGCCTGTTCTTCAGTGTACTTATAAACTTGAACAAGATATTCAGTTCTATCAATAATTCCGCTTTGAAGTTCTAGCATTGCTCTCTTTTGGATTGCACCAGTGTCTTCAATAATAGAATCATCGAAGTCTATTGTTACATCGCCCGTATAAACGGAATTATTTTTGATGTATAACAACGCTTTAACCATCTCAATCATAGAAGCACGTATTTCTTTTTCGTGTTTCAATAAAGTCTTGTACAACTTTGAGTTAGTTGAAATGATTTGCGAAGTGTTTACATATGTCTTGCCGTCTTTGAAGTTGTATCTTTCGTTTCCTAAACCGCAAGCGTCACTAAGCATATTTAGATTGCTTTGTAATGAATCTATATGCTCATTGATTCTTAATGTTGGATTGATTTCCTTGATTTGTTCGCCTTTGTTATCAGGGTCGTTATCAAGTGAATAGAATTCAACATCGTTGTTATCAAACGTAGGCACTTGTATATGAGAACCATCGGCCTTTACAACGTCCTTGAATTCAACAACATCTTCTCTTAGGAATAATCTCTTTTTGCCTAGTACGAATTCATTTCTTAATGAATCATAGACTAAGTCACACGCTTTTACTCTATCAATCGCATTTGCATAAACACTTAAACCAAACGGAGTGAAAACGTCATAGTTATTTGCTATGCAAGGCTTAAAGATTTGGAACATCTTTTCCTTGCTAATATAGGATTCTTCAACGTTATCGTTCTTTTGCTGTTTGAATCCTTTACCATTTCTCTTCTTGCTAGCACCGCCAGCCGTTGTGATTGTGTAATAGTAATTAGATATTTTATAATCGCCATTTTCTTGCTTTTCGTGAATGTTGATGTAATATTCATCATTTGTCACACTTGCAAACGCACAATCGACAATCTCGCCGTGTTCTACCCTTAATGGGAATACCATCGGTGCGATTGTGAAGTTCATCTTAGGATTTCCTTTGGCGTCTTTATATTCAGTTGTTGCGCCAATACCTAAGGCCATAATCATTTCGATTAGATTTGAGAATTTAGCGTCAAACTTATTGTCCTTTAGAATCTCTTCTAACTTTTTTTGATTAGCGTCATCAACTTTAATCGCTGTTCTATCGTTATATAAAAGTGTAGCCCAGTCTTCCGCAATCAATTTAGGCATTTGCATTGAATATCTAGTCTTGTAAACATAATCACGGCCGTTGTAAATGAAATAATTATGAAATTCATCAACTTTTCCTTTATACCAACCTAGCCATTTATATATGTTGTCATACCATTCAACATCAACGATTTTGTAACCTAACGATTCAACAATAGTTTTGACATTGTAAATATGTTGTTCCATATCTTACTCCTCTCTATTCATAGTCGTTCAGCATAGGAAGAAGATTCTTTAAATATCTCCACATTCCCATTACTAAATATCTTTCGGCGTCACAGCCGTGGTCATTTACTTTCATTGGTACTTCGTGACCTCTATCAATTGACTTATCATCGTACTTATATAGACTCATTTCCTCTATTAAGCACTTTTGTTTGTTACTTAAGAACAATCGTTCAAGTGAATACAACTTTTGAACTCTCGTTATACCTAAGTCAACCTCGTTATCAGCCTTTCTCAATTCGACTCCAAAGCATACACGCTTTATTTCTTCAGCAAGGCCTCTAGCGGACGGGTCATACCATACGAATGTAACTGGTTTACCAACTTCTTTTTCTACTCGTTCCTTGAACATCTTAAAATCTCTAGCATATTCGCTTGGGGACTTTTGCTTTTGTGTGTCTCGTCCTGAGTAATAGTATTCATCAATCCCTTGAATACATTTGTTATGTATATCTAATCCAAAGGCTTGATATGTTGTTGCGTTTAATTGACCATAGTCAATACCAATTCCAATAATTGACATATGGCTGTAATCTTCAGCGCTTAATTCTTTAACGTGCTTTTGCTCATTGAACATATAGTAAACAACATCAGGAATTCCTACACATTCTCCTAGCCATAGCCATCTATACATCATCTCATCGCTTCGCTTCATCTCTTCAGCGGATTCAATAAGTTTGTTTCCTAGCCATTCAACAGGCACGTCTCTATAGTCGTTGTGAATGTGAATTGCGTCGCTTCTTGCTTCCATCTTTTGGACCCATTTCATAATTGGTTCTTTAGGATTCTTAGGTGGGTTGAAATAATACTCCATTGAGAATTCATCGTTGTTACCACGAATGAAAGTTGCTTCAATGTTCATTATTTCATCTTCGCCCTCGCCATCATCGAAGAACTCAGTCAATTCATCTAATTCAACTAATTTTATTGGCTTTGATTCATCAATCATACCTTTTGTATCATCGATGGAATCACTACCAGTGAAGTATATAGTATTACCATTATTTAGGTAAGTTACTTCCATAGGGGACTTCTTAACATAGAAGTCGGCATTTCTACGTCTTGAATGTACGTCTCTATACGTCATTCCTAGACGTTTAATTGCTCTTAATATTTCTTTATATACGGTCTTTGATAATTTGTTATGGTGCTTTCTTATAATTACAACGGCGCAATTAGGGTCGCTTACTACTTTGTAAACAGCCTTGAATCCGCCTCTACTTGATTTTGTTCCAGCACGTCCACTTGTAAATATCTTATGAGTGTATTGTGTTGTGTTGAATGTTGAATAATACTTAGGAATTATTTGTTCACTTAGTTTTACTACGTTTCTTGTTGTCGTCTTTTGTTTCTTTTGGGATTTCATCAATATCGTTAACTATGAACACTTTTTCATCTTCCTTAACCTCGCCCGTTTCAATTGCTACACGATGTTCGAATTCTTTTTCTTTTAATTCCAACTCTCTTAAACGCAATTGATATTCTCTTTCCTTTAATGACATATCTTCTTTGTGCTTTTCTAGGTCTAGATTCAATTTAGCGTCTTCTCCTAAGAATTCATTTATCATTTTGAACGCCTTAGGGTCGCCTTTCATTGCCTTTTGGCCCACTCCCACAACCATAGCCATTAAATAATTGGCGGATTCTTTTGGTATTCCAACATTCTCAAGTTGACTAACTACTTTATCGGTTGGTGTTAATTCAGCGAACATCTTAACGCACTCTTTTACGCTTTTTTGTCGTCTTCTTGTTTCGCCACTTTTAATACCACCTTTACGCCCTCTTTCCCTTGCTTCTTTCTTGGTTCTCACGGGTTTGAGGTTCTTGATGTTTGGATTGCTTTTATTAGCCATCTTTCTTCAACTTCAAATTATCAAAATCTCTATTTCTTTTATTCATATTGTTCTCCATATACACGACTTAAAAAGCACCTGTTAAGGTGCTTGGTGTACGTAATGTTTATTAAGAATCAACAACTATTTCTTTTTAGTTGTTGTCTTCTTCTTTGCTGGTGTAGCCTCTTTAGCCACTTCTTTCTTTGATTCATCGACTAGAACAACTAAAGCACCGCCTGGCTTTGTTGAATCCATAAGTTCTTTAGTTCTTTCTTCAGTAACGAGGAATTCTTCTCCAACTTGTCTTATGGTTTTCTTGTTGGTATCTTTGTTAATATCGTTGAATGTAACAATACATCTTACTTTTACCATATCTTTTATCTCCTCTTTATATGTTGAGTTTCCTTTAGCAAGCACTTTGTCCCAGCCATCTATTGGTGGTTCATAGTTTACATCAAACTTGCTATTGAATATCTTATATACAACTTCTTCAAGGTTACTCATATCGAAATTTATATATATGGCCATTGATTCATCTATTCCAAGTTCATTAAATACAGCGCACGGCGTAATTATTACTGGTTTTTTGAATAGGTATAACATCTCGTTAACGCTATAACAATAACCCTCAAAGTTATCACTAAGTTGCAATAAATAATGGGCGCTCTTCATATAAGGCCTTATATCTACTCTACTTTTTCTTACAATCACATTGTCGCTGTTGATTGTTCCGCTGTTTGTGAATATCTCCAACGTGTAGCGCCTGTTATACATTGCGCTGTATCGGTCCATTGCGTCAACAAACTTTTGTACTCTTTTAGCACCCTTAACAGGGTCTTCTAAACGGCAAGCGCATATGATTCTTATTTCTTCATCATATTCTTCGAATGATAACGGATTATAGACAACATCACATTTTATTCCAGTAAGTTCTTCATATGCCTCAGCACTATCTTTACTTACGGCTAAAACTTTTGTTATTCTTTTGTCCTGTGGTGGTGGTCCATCTAAGTTTTTATAATTCCCGTGTACTACCAGGATTTTTTCTTTTGCTTCAACATATGGAAGCATATCTAGGTTAAAATTAAAAAATGCATTATCGCATTTTACTTTAACAGGATTCTTAGGATTAAATTGAATACAGCGACAATATTTTTTTATTTGGTTTAATTGTTCTATATCAGCGTTTTGATAATAGAATGTTATGTCCCAATCGTTGTATTTTTTACTTAACTCTCTAAAGAATGTTTCTATACCACCAATATGTTGTATTGATTGAAAATAATATATGTTCTTCATAACGCAAAATAAAAGCGCCGTTTCCAGCGCTTGTTTTTAGTCATTTAACAATGTGTTTTTGTACTTTTTAGCATTGCTCTTAGATGGTTTTACAACTTTTGGTTTGTAACCTTTAGGTGCATTATATGCTTTTGCTTTACTTGTACCTACCACTTTTGTGTTATTTTTCTTTACAGCCATTTGTTTTCTCCTTTTCGTTTTTTTATTTTCCGTGATTTAAGTTCTTCTTAGATGATGTCATAAGATTCTTTAAGTGTGATGGGTTGAAGTTCTCAGTTGGAATATCATCAACTCTAGCAAC